AGCGTGGTGTACGGCGGCGGCCGCTGCCTACCGTCAGGATCGGTCCACCGCTCGCGCTTGATATCGTCGCCGACGCTCTTGACCTCGGCCGGCCACGGGCCGGAACCGCCGCCGCACGCCTTCCACATCGCTTCGTCCGCGCCGAAGTCGTGCACCAGGAAATCGATGCTGGCACTCAGACGGGGGCAGACATCATCCTCGACCACTGGACCTGGCCCGATCGTCCAGCCGCGCAATTTGGCAATGCCGGTTGCCGTGGTGGGTTCGTCCACGATGCCCCAGTAGACCCGCTGGTCTTGGCGCTCAATTTCGTCGAAATCATCATTGATGTAGCCCGCCTTTACCATCCACAGCGCATACGCCGACTTGGTATAGATCGGTAGGTCCTCGGCGCCGACGAAGAAGGCGGGTATCTCCGACGCGCCAAGATGCTGGTTGCGGAAGATGTGCCACTCGGCGGTCTTGGGGGAGATGTTGACGATCATTCCACCCCCACAATCGCCCGCAGCCGGTCCATTTCGGCCAAAAGAATAGCGATATCTGAAGCTAGCAACGTCGCGTAGACAACGCCGTATCTCGACTTGACGGCCGCAATAATATCGCTGCGGGGAGGCTGTCGATAATCTCCCAACCATTGACTCACACGCTCGATCGCCTCTTCGGTTCGACAGGCTGACGCTGCGGCGAGAAGCTGCTCTTCGTCGGTCATCGAAACCAACTCGCCGAACCGGGCGGGGCCTGCCGCGCGTCCTGCAGCAGCCCCAAAAATTGCTGGAAATCCTCGCTGAAGTAGCCGGTGATCGGCGCCGGCAGCAACTCTGGAGGCACCGTCGCCAAGATAGCCGGCGGTAATTGATACGACTGCTTTGGCATTTGCTTATGCGCGGTGGCGGCCGAGCATGGCGTCAGCCGATAGATCGCGGCACCCCCGTGAAAGACCGGGTCAAGCATCTGGCCTGCGAACAGCGGTTCGATCGCCAGCATCTTTGCTCCGAAGCGCTCGACCTCACTGATGCGACCCACCAAGGTTGTATGGCCGAATAATTCAACAATCGCATACTCGCCCTCTGGGTAGACGATCATTTCCGGTGAATCGCTCATGTGGCGCTCCTTTCAAACTTCAGGTGTGGGATTTCGCCCCGGCTGGCGGCAACCAGAATGGCTTTGGCGATCAGGTCGGCTTCTTCCGCATTTCCGCTATGGACCGCGCTGATCGCCAGCTTGATCGCTGCCACAGCCTCTAACAGTCTGTTGCCGGGCTGGCTCATTGGACCTTCACCAGTTCGATGCCATCAGCGCCGATAAAAATCGCCCGCTGATATAATCCGCCAGTGAGGCTCAAGATAATCAAATCCCCTTCTTCCAGCATTTCGCACCGGAAGAAGTTGGGCTGCTCCACGTCTTGGATACGACATACCTCGCGGGGGCGATAGAGCCACATAGAGAATCCTTTCCAGTTAGGTCGGACGTCTCCGACGTAGGCGAGGACGGACAGCGCAGCGATGTCAAATTTATGGCTCATTGCACAAACCTCTCGGTGATCCAGTCGTTCATGGCGTTTCCTTTTCCGCCGCGGCGCAAACATCATCGACGTTGAGGTCCTGGTCGATAGCGCAGATCGCTTGCACCTGGTCTGCACAAATGCCGATGATCAGATCAAATTGGAGTTCCTCGGCGATCAGGTCGTTGATGCAGCAGCGGATACGATCCGCACCTTTGGTGCCCCCGATCTCCGCAAGCCCAAACGCGTCGGCGGCCTGCCGAAGTAGTCGCAGCCCAGGGATCAGCGGTTTTACCGCTTTGACTGCGGCGTCGAACGCCTCGTTGTATTGGCGCTCGTCCCGCTCGGCATGGATATATTCGGGCGAGCGCGGATCGGTATCGTAGCGCGCCATATCGTCGGGGTAGTTGCTCATAGCCGGTCTCCTTGCTGGCCCGATAATAGCGACGCGGAAGGTTTAAGCAAGACGAAAATACGCCTTGATTGTAAGTTTGTGTCGATACTATAGTGCGGCCGAAGCCCACAACGGAGAACAACAGGTATGATCGTCCCGCTTCAATCGCGTATCGCTCGGGAAGGCTTGGGAATTACCGTCCGCGATCTCGCTCGTGCCGCCAAGATCGCCGCCTCGACGGTCAACGATTTCGAGATGGGCCGCAACGCTACCTCCCAGACCATCCAAAAAATCGAGGACACGCTCGAACTGATGGGCGCGCAGTTTGCCGCGGACGGGCGGCGTGTCGGGGTGTTTGTGCCCCTCAATCCCAAACCATGACAACTCCGAGCGCCTATCCGCTGGCTTGGCCTGCCGGCTGGCCGCGCCGAGCTACCAATCTCACTTAACAAGGAGACTCCCATGGCCGAACTGTCGAATTCCAAGCCGCAAATTTTCGCCGACCTCATGACCGAAGGACTGGAGCTGGAGCGCGCGTGCCAGTCGGTGCTCGGACGCCGGCGGGCCTTCTACAGCCGCGTCGAGGCTGCCGGCGAAGACCGGAAGGTGTTCGCCGCCGTGCTGCGCATCCGCGCCAAAGGCAACAGCGTCGAGCATCAGGAGACGCAGCGGCAGATCGCCCAGCGCCTGCTGTGGCTGGGGATGCCGCTCGGCACTCAAGCCGGGCTGTTCGGTGATCTCCAGCCGCCGACCGACGCGGCGACGCGCACCATCGGCTTGGCCAATGCCAAGGACCTCGGATACTCGGCCGGAGCGAGCAATCAACCGCCAAGCGCCAATCCATGTAAGCCCGGCACCGAACTGCACCAGTGCTGGGCGAAGGGCTGGTCCGAGGCTCAGGAGGCGCTGGCGAACGGCCTAAAGCCAGTCCGCGCCAAGGCCGAGAAGGCCACCAAGGCACCAACCGCGAAGCCGAAGGCCGAACGCGGCGGAAAATTGCAGCCCGACACTGCGGAATCGGTTGCCGAGACCGTCGCGGCTGATGATGCCGCGGAGGCGCCGATCAAGGCCAAAGGCAACAAGCTGAAGATCATCGACGCGCCACCGGCCGATAAGAAACCGCGCAAGCCGACCGCGCGCGGCACGGAGACGCGCCAGTGAGCCGCGTCAAATACCCCGACTGCCCGGAGAAGGATGCTGTGGTCGAGGCGGCAATGGCGCTCTACCGTGCCACCGAACGCCCTCAGGCCTCAAACCCGGAGGGGTGGGCTCATTGGGACGCCTGTGCGAATCTCGACCGCGCTCACCCCTTATCCCCTCACCCCTACCAGATCGCCGAACGCAACCTCCGCTGCTTTATCATCTACCAGGCGCGCAGCGGCAGCCGCGAAGGCTGGGACGCTCTTATCGAGAGTCACCGCCTGGCCGTCGATGCGCTCGGTGATCTGCCCGCGCTGGCGATCGAAGAATGAGGGAACCGATCAGGGTCACAGTCGTTCGCTATCGTTGCCCGTATTGCGTGCGGGGCTTCAGTAGCCGAGGCCGGGCACGACAGCATATTGCGTCGTGTGCGCGGAACCCAGATAATCTCTCTTGCCTCACTTGCGCCCATTTTTGCTCTCGAATCCCAGCGGCAGAAGGAGATTTCGGCGAGCCTCAGGCATGTGAGGAAGGTCTTCCGATCGAACCATTTCCGCGCAATTGTCCGCTGTGGGAAGAGCGGATATGAACGTCGTAAGCGCGTTCCCGCCCGGCGCCCGCTGCCTCGCCCTCGACCTGGGACTCATGATGGGCTGGAGGTCAGGGTCTCGGGACGGCACGGAAGCGTTCGGTGGCACCTTCTCGTTGCGAGACCCGAAGGACGATCCCGAGGACCTGGGATTGCTGTTCATGTCCGAACTCTGGAAGATCATCGGCCTGATCGAACAGAACCGAGCCGACCTGCTGCTGGTCGAAGCCGTGATGCCGGCCAAGCAGGAAAGAAGCAATCACGTCGCTGTACTGCAGCACGGCCACCACACCGTTGCGCGGATGGCGGCAACCCACTGCGGCATCCCAATCGGCGCGGTCGGGAACTCAACCTGGTACAGTGCCATCCTCGGGACGAGCCATATAAACCGCGACGAGCGGAAGGCGATGTCCGTAGCGATGGCGGAGCGGGACGGGGTGCCGGTCGCAGACGACAATGCTGCCGATGCCTATTGCATTTGGAAATATTGGAGTGTGGGCGGCCGCAGGAAGCCGCCGAAGCGAGGTCTGAGATAATGCCAGCTCCGCTCAAAGAGGCCGAAAAGGCCAGATTTATCGAGCTATGGGCGCAGGAAAACCCGCGCCACGCCTGCCAGTGGCCGTTTGGCGATCCGAAGGACAAGATGAACTTCCGGTTCTGCGGCGCGCAGGCGCTGCCTGATAAGCCCTACTGCGCCGAGCACCACTACCGCGCGCACAACCCGCCAGAGCAGCGGGCACACAGGAGGCCTAGCTGATGGGAGAAGCAAAAAGGCGACGCGCTGCGCGGCTCGAAGCCTACGCGACAGGCGCCGTCGTGCCGCCGCCGGCCCGCTGCCCAGCTTGCGGCAGCAAATTCATTCACAGGACCCCGAAGGCCGAAATTCCTCCCGGCCTGCGGGCGCTGATTGACGACGATCTTGAGTTCTGTGCTTCATGCGGGGCTGTGTGGGAGCCCTTTCCGGCCGCCGGCTACATCGAAGACCCCGTCTGCGCACAGCCGTGCAGCAATTGCGCTTTTAGGCCTGGGAGCCCAGAGCAAGCTGACAAAGAAGGTTGGAAGCGCCTTCTCGATTCACTTCGGCCTTCGAAAGACGAAGAATGGTTCTCCGGTCGGTTTTATTGCCACAAGCACGTGGCAATCGATCAGACCAAGGGCCCTGGCAACTTCCTTTTTCCGGAGAAGCCCGTGATGTTCGAAGGCGCGCCGCTGCTCAATCTCGCCGATGGAAGGCCTGTGATGACGCAAGACGTGGCCAAGATGCGCACCTGCTCTGGCTTCCTACGGATGGTTTGGGCGCACAACACCAAGAAGGCGCGCTCTTCTGCAGCCATGAAACCGCTTGCCGAAATTTCACCGGAGGAATAGCTTCTGAAGCACGAACGGCGGGGCCTTCACACCCCGCCGCCGTAAATGGCTCGACTTGTCTCAACCAAGCCGTGACCCATCCCGTGTATTACGGGTGTTGCGCGGCTTTTTCAAGGCGCACAACGAATGACACCAAATTTTCTTGATTGGCAGCCGATCGCGACCGTTCCACACGATCGGAGGGTCGTATTGGTTGAAGACGGCCACATCTGGTCGGATCGCTTTGTCGGGTCCGGGCATGGCTATTGGGATGTAGCTCCGGATGCCAACCCTACCGACTGGGCTGAGATGCCACCGCTCCCCGAGCCGACCGAAGCGGAGGCGGGGGCATGAGCGGCGCGGTACAAGCCTTTGCGATGGTCCCCCAGCGGGCCTGCTTCGACAAAAATCTGTCGCACGCGAACCGCACGCTGCTTTGCATCCTTGCCGCCTATCGTAACAGCCGAACAGGATGGTGTTGGCCCTCATTCAAAACGCTCGCGAGCGACATGGGCTACGAAGGCCCAAACGCCGAGCGCCAGATCAGGCGGATGCTCAACGATCTGCGAGACGCAGGATACATTGAACTTCGGTTGATCAAGGAAGCGGGCAAGCTGAAGGTTGGGATTCCGCTCGATCTTCCTGAGCCGACCGAAGATCAGATGCTGGCCGAGGATGTGGGCAATTTACCCCACGATGATGGGGCAATTTGCCCACAACCAATGGGGCAATTTGCCCACATAAGAGAACAGAAGAAAGAGAACAGAAGAAATGAACAGAGTACGTTCGCTTCGCTCACTCGTGCAAAAGCGGAAAATGAGTTGAAGTTGGAGCCTCCGAAGCAAACCAAACAGCCAGCGCTGGATGAATTCTCGCAGTTCTGGAAGGCTTACCCGAACAAGACCGACAAGGATGACGCCCGCAGAGCCTTCGCCAAGGCTCGGAAAGGCACCCCGTTTGTCCTGATTATGGCTGGGCTGGAGAGCTACAACTTCAAGCCGTTCCCAACCTACAGCCCACCAATGGCAGCAACCTGGTTGAACAAACGACGATGGCTCCCGCCAGAGTCCCAACTCGTGACCCCCCAGGACGACAACGCCGAGGCGCTGGAAATGTGGGAGAAAGCCAGGGACAAACCTCGCGAGGAAAAGGAGCGAATGCTTATGGTTTTCAAAGAGTTTGCACCCGTCGCCTATCGAACCATAACCGAGCGGGAGCGGGCTGAGACCCGATCGCGAGCCGATCACCAGGAGCAAATGAGGCCGTGAGCCCTCCCTCCATCACTCGACTTCTGGCGTTCGGCCGTTCACGACACCGGTTTGATCAGCCTTGGCTTTTGCCGGGGGAAGAAGTCACGGCCGTGATATTGCAGAGGGACCGCTACCGCGCCGCCTTGGAAGCAATCGTAGCGAACCCAACGCAGAACGGGCTGCTCGATTCCGGCCGACTGCGCGCGATCGCCGAAGAAGCCCTTGGCATCAAGGAGCCGCTTTTATGAGCGCCGAGGAAAAATGGCCGCTCGGCATGGCGCCCAGGCTGCCCCCGAGCAATTTGGAGGCTGAGCAGGCGCTTCTTGGCAGCATCTTGGCGTCGAACAAGGCCTTCGAGCGCGTGGCAGACTTCCTACGCCCCAAGCACTTCGCCGATGCCATCCACGCCAAGATTTTTGAAGCCTGCAGCCAGTTGATCTGGGGTGGGCGCTTGGCTGATGCGGTGACGCTGCGCCGGCATCTGGAGCATACCGGGATCTTGGATGAGGTCGGCGGGGTGCGCTACCTGTCCGAACTGCTGGCCTCCATGGTCGGCATCATCAACGCCGGCGAATACGGCCGCTCGATCTACAACGCCTGGGTCAGCCGGCAGATGATCGAGCACGCCGAAGCCGAGCAGCAGCGCGCATTCGCCGGCGAGGACGCGTCGGCGCAGATCGAGGCGGCGATGGATGGCCTGTTTGCGTTGGCCGACAGCGGCGCCGAGCAGAACCGTGGCAGGACCGCCGGCGAGGTGCTGGCGGGCGTGCTCGACACGATGGCGGCCGCCATGCAGGCGCCTGGCAGCATCGCCGGAGCGCGCACCGGATTGACCGATCTGGACCGCAAAATCGGGGGCCTGAAGCCCTCCAACTTGATCCTGCTGGGTGCTAGGCCCGGAATGGGCAAGACGGCTCTGGCGGCCAAATTTGCCATGTCCACGGCCCGATATGAGGGGGATATGAAAGAGGCCGATTCGAAGCACAAAGGCGGCGTGCTGTTTTTCAGCCTGGAGATGTCCGCCGAGGAACTGGCGCAGCGCCTGATCTCAGACCGCATCTCTATTCCGGTGGATCGGATCGTATCGGGCCGGATCAGCAACCACGATCTCGGCCAGGCCATCGAGGCGCGCCGCGAGATCGCCCGTCTGCCGCTGATAATCGACGATTCGGCGGTGATGACGATCTCGACGATGCGAATGCGCTGCCGGAAGATCAAGCGCACGCAGGGGCTGTCGCTGGTGATCGTGGATTATCTCCAGCTTGTGACCGCGCCGACAAACCAGAAAACGTTCGGCCGGGTCGGCGAGGTCGATGCCGTGGTGAACGGCCTAAAGGCGCTGGCCAAAGAGCTTGACGTTCCGGTGGTGGCGCTGTCGCAGCTTTCCCGGCGGGTCGAAGATCGGGACGACAAGCGCCCGACGCTCGCCGATCTGCGCGAGTCGGGAGGACTGGAACAGGCGGCCGACCTCGTGCTGCTGCTCTACCGGGACGAATACTACCGCGCCAACGAGCGGCCGCAGCGGGAGAGCTTCAGGACGATGGAGGCCTTCAGCGCCGCTGTCGGCGAGTGGCAGCGCAAGATGGATGCCGGCCGGGGAAAGGCCGAGATCATTATCGGCAAGTTTCGGGCTGGCGCGGTCGGGATGGTCACGGTCGCGTTCGACGGCGCCTTCACCCGCTTCAGCGACCTGGCGCAAGAGAGGTTCGAGGTATGAGCGTGCAGATTTACCAAGCGGATGCGCGAGAGTTCCTGCAGCAGCATCGGACCGAAATGATGCCAGACTTGGTGCTGACTGACCCGGTTTGGCCCAATTGCCCGGAAGGACTGCTTGATGGTTGGCAGCGTCCGCGGGAGCTTCTGGCCGAGACGCTCGAGCTGCTGCCAGATAGTGTTCGCCGACTGGTGATCGTACTGCGGTCCGACAGCGATCCGCGGTTTCTCGCGGCGGTGCCGGCGCGCTGGAAGTTCGTTTGCGTCCAGGCTTTGTCCTATGCCGTGCCGATGTATCTCGGCCGCGTGCTTGGAGGCACTGAGTTGGCCTACTGCTTCGGTGAGCCCGTCCCAAGCCGCGACGGCCGGAGGGTGATCCCAATGTGGGGACCGAAGGCCCAACCGCGGTCGCGCCCGAAGAATGGCCATCCCTGCAGCCGTGCGATGGTTCACATGGAATGGTTGGTGAACTGGTGGTCAGAACCTGGCGAGTCGGTGCTCGATCCTTTCTGCGGCAGCGGCACAATTCCCCTCGCGGCCGATAGGATGCAGCGCCACGGGATTGGCATCGAAATTGATAAAGGCTTCGCTGACCTCGCGCTGGCTCGAGCTGAAGTAGACGCAGGCATGTTCGCCGAGGTAAGGAGCGCGGCAGAATGAGACGCACTACCGCCTTCCGCCAGCCACTGCTGGAATTGTTCCAGGACCCGTGCCTCGCCGACCTCGTTTGTGAGGCGTGCTGGACGGTCGGATGCACCGTTTTCGTATCGCAACGCACAGATAACGGCGCGAGCGAGCACACCTTCTGCCGGATCGATCCGTGCGCGATCTCCAAAGGCTGGCCGGGACGGCTGCCGAGCGAAAGGACGAGACATGAATGAGAAACCGATTCTGTTCAGCGCCCCGATGATGAGGGCGACCTTGGACGGGAGCAAAACACAGACGCGGCGGATTCTGAAGCCTCAACCGATCTTCGCTGGTGGCATTGCTGGGGGCGTCCTCAGCAACGGGCTGGCGGTAATCTACCCCGAATATTTGGGAGGTCCTGGCGGCCATCATTTCAAGTCGCGATGGATCGTCGGCGACCGTCTTTGGGTGCGCGAGACGTGGCAATCTCTCGTGTGTTATGACCATCTGAAGCCAAGCGATATCCCAGTCGGTTCGGATGTCCAATACCCCGCGACTTACGATGGATGGGTGTCACGGCGTCGACCAGCAATCCACATGCCCCGCTGGGCCAGCCGGATCAGCCTGACCGTGACGGATATCCGCGTGCAGCGGTTGCAGGATATCAGCGAAGAGGATGCGCTCGCCGAAGGTGCTATCCGCATGGTTCGAGATGATGAAAAATTTTATGAAAGTGACAGGGGAACCTTTCTCTGTGGGTTTGCCGGTATTTGGGGCCACATCAACGGCTTCGGTTCCTGGGATGCAAACCCGTGGGTGGCCGCGATCACATTCGAGAGGAACGCCACATGACCAACCCCACCACATTAGCAGAAGTGCTATCGGACGCTGCTTTGGAAGACGGATTTTTCGAGGCGACCTTGCGGAGGGTGATCGAAAAGCGATGCCCATCCCTTAGTTCTCCCCCTCAGTCTGCCGATCTCCCTCGACTTTGCATCAACTGCAAATGGGAATTCAAAGGCCACTGTCATCACGCAAAGAATAACGAATACGACCGGGTTACGGGGAGCCGCGACGAAGCCCCTTCCCGATGCCAATTGCAGCGCGAGGCTTCGTGGTGGTGGAGTTTCGGATATTGCGGAAAGATCGGCAGATGGTGGGAACCGAAGTCATGACCAACCCCGCCACCGAGCAGGACCCACGCGTTGATGAAGCCGATCTTGCCGTTACGCCGATCGACGGCCACGACGAAAGCATTCTCATCGCTTTCTTGTGTCAGCAATTAGCGATCAGAATGCAATGTCGGGTAGATGCGATTATTGAGCGGGAAGGGTCGGTAGAATCCGCCATTACCGGGCGCGGGTGTGGTATAAGCTTCTTGCTTGCCCGAGACATCGTTGCGATCTGGCCGGGAGAATGACTGGTGCCGAGTTTCGTTCGACCCGCAAACGCCTGCGGCTTACCCGCCAGGCCCTTGGGCGCATCCTGGACACAAGTACATGGACGATCGCGCGGGTAGAGGCGCTTCCGGAAGTCAACGGCCTATGGGAAGGCGCGATATCCTGGGTAGCCCATATTTCTGACCAAATCGCGAAGGAAAAACAAAATGGCTGAGATCGTTTATACCCTGGCCGCCGTTGCGTGTGGCGTATCGCTGCTGGGGCTTGTGCTGATAGCGCTGAGGGGCTGATGTGAGCCAGCGAGCGCTTTACGCCGTACTTGGCATAGCTCCGGACGCCACTCCGGCTGAGATCCACCAAGCCTATCGGCGCGCGAGTAAAGGCGCCCATCCTGACCGAAGCCGACTGAGTGAACGAACACGCGCCATCCTTGAAATCTGGCTACGGCTACCCTACAGTGCGCGCACACGTGTCCCGCCCCATTGGAGGCTCTCCCATGTCCCGCGAATCCGCCGCCCATGCTCCCGGCTCCGAAATCAGCGATCGTGTCGGCGGGGTGCGCCAGCGCGAGCGCATGGGCCAGGGTTCGCCCGTGCCCGGCGAGGCCGGCAATTTCGGCGTTGGTCCGATCCCCGGCACCGGCGCCAAACCGATGACGTCGATGGAGACGATGAGTAAGACGCTCTCCGACAAAGAGCGGGGCTGCCCGCCGGGCATTCCGCGTGGTGCCGGAAAGATGCACGCCACCGCCGACAGCGACCACGGCCCGCACAAGCACTACGAACCGTAAGGCGCCCGCCAATGACCGAGCCCACAATCACCGTATCCGGGAATGCCGCGCACGGTTTCATCGTCGAGATGTTCGACGGTGAGCGGTTCCATACATTCATGCCGCCGGCGGGGACCACGGACGTAGGGGCGGCCCGTGACTGGGCGAGTGAGGCGTGGGCAAAGCAATACCCCGCGGCCGCCCATAAGCCCGAGGCCGAACGCCAAATCGGCGCGGATACCGATGTCACCGGCGCCAAGGAAGCGAAATCCGCCATCCAGAACGCCTTGGCCGAACATGCCGCCAAATTGGGAGAGGGCCACGATGCGCACACCAGTGCCGGGACCGACGCCTAAGCACCACGCGCCCGGCCGGCCGCCGACGAAGAAGCCCACCGGGAGCGGCCGTGGCGACACGCGGACCAAATCGGTCGCAATGCCCGGTCTCGGGGAAGAAGATCGCGAATCGCTGCGCATCCGGTCCATCTCCAACGGCTACATCATCGCTCGTGAGGGCGTGAAGAAGGGGAAGTACTTCTCGGCCGAGGAATACTCCCCGGAAAAGCCAGTGCTCACCGCGTCAATCGAGAAGCCGATCAAGGGGAAGAAGTGATGGCGAACCGAATGCCGAAAGACATCATGCCGCACCATCCCGGTGACAAAGGGGTGTTTGTGCGGGCAGAGACCAAACCGTCGATTGCGGAGCGCTGCGCGACGTCGATGTCCGTCGTGTCGCCCGAGGTCCGCGCGGCGATGGAGCAGGAACAGGCGGCCGTCAATCGCGGATTCCGGCAGTTTCCGCGGCACGGCGCTGAGCAGACCTGATGCCGATCAGCACCGGCAACGCGCCGGCGGCTTTGCAAGGAGCGGGGAAGATGGCGAAATTGACAGCGGCTGACCGGAAGAAGCTCCCGAAGTCGGACTTCGCGCTGCCCGGAAAGGGCAAAGGCCCGGAAGGGAAGGGCTCCGGCAGCTATCCCATCCCGGACCGGTCACACGCTCGGAACGCCCTTTCCCGCGTCAGCGCGAACGGAACGCCAGCCGAGAAGAAGGCCGTTCGTACCAAGGTCGCCAAGAAATACCCCGGCATGGCGCATCCCGAAGGCGATTGTGCCCATGGGGAGTGCGCCACGGCGCACAGATAGCGTGGGCGCCGCCTATTCAGTCCGGGACTGCCCCACTATCGCCCGGTTCATGGATTCGGACGCATTCATTCGCGGCATTGTAGGACCGGTCGGCGGCGGCAAATCATCGGCGTGCGTGTGGGAAATCGCCCAGCGCGGCGTAGCGCAGCGGCCCAGCCCGGACGGCGTGCGGCGCTCGCGCTGGGTGGTGATCCGCAATACCTTCCGGATGCTGGAGGACAGTACGATCAAGACGTTCTTCCAGTGGTTTCCGCCGCATATCCACGGCACGTGGAAGGCGTCGAGCCATGATTTCGTCCTGAAGTCGCTGAAGCAGGCCGGCGATGATCGCAACGCGGAAATCGAACTCAACTTCCGCGCGCTCGATCGGCCTGACCAGCTCGGCAACCTGCTCTCGACCGAATACACCGGCGGCTGGATCAACGAAGGGCGCGACGTGCCATGGGTGATCTTCAACACCCTCACCGGCCGCGTGGGTCGCTATCCGGCCAAGAAGGACGGCGGGGCATCCTGGTATGGCATCATCTCCGACACAAACCCACCCGACACGGATTCGGATTGGTATCGGTTCTTCGAAGAGCGAGAAGGGCACGCTGAAGCGGTTGAGGACTTGGCCGCGGTGATCCCCGGCATGACGCTGGACCACTACAGCGCCGTCTTCAAGCAACCCTCCGGCCTATCACCGGCCGCTGAAAACCTGCCAAACCTGCCAGTTGGCTATTATCAAAAGCTCCGGGTGGGGAAGTCCGAGGATTGGATCAAGGTCAACATCAAGGGCGAGTATGGATTCGCGGTCGAGGGGAAAGCGGTTTTCCCGGAGTATTCTGACGAAATGCACTGTCCCTCCGACCCGAAGCTCCAACCGCGGACGCTCGCCGGCGTGCCGATTTATCGGGCATACGACTTCGGGCTCACGCCGGCGTGCCTTTTCTCCCAGATGACGCCGGCCGGCCGCTGGATCATCGTCGATGAGATGACTTCCACCAGCATGGGGATTGACCGGTTTAGCGATGAGGTACTCGAGCACTCGGCGATCAATTATCCCGCGTCTGATTTCGTCGATATCGGCGATCCCGCGGGCAATCAGCGCGCACAGACCGATGAGCGTACCTGTTTCGAGATCATGCGAGCCAAGGAAATCGACATCAAAGCGGCGCCGCAGTCGCTTGCGCTGAGGCTGGAAGGCACCAGGAAGCCGCTCAACACCTTGATCGGGGGTAAACCCCAGTTTGTCCTTCATCCCCGCTGCAAAACGCTCCGGCGGGCACTGCTGGGCGGGTATCACTTCCAGCGCATGAGGACAGCGGAGGAGCGATATTCGGATCTCCCCGCCAAAAACCGATTTTGCGTTCCGTTGGACTCAGAGATTCTGACCCTTGAAGGATGGAAATTTCATCATCAAACCCGCGTTGGGGAAAGGGTGTACGGCTACGATCTTTCCGCGGACCGGATCATCCATACCACTGTGAACGCCGTAAATCTGTTTCCTGAGACGGCGCCAGTTGTCACCGTAGGGGGAATTCATTCTTCATTCGTTTCCACAGCCCAGCATCAAAATGTCATAAGAACAAAACTCGGCGCCCTAAAGATGGTGGCGACCGCCGATCTCAAGATGGGCCAATCGTTCGTGTGCGCCGCGAGCGAACAGCGTCCCCGGAAACAACAGCCTTTCTCCCATGACTTCATATCGTTGTGCGCATGGGTGATGGCCGAAGGAAGCTACCGGCGGCAGGATGAAGCCATTCTTCTCTGCCAGAGTATCAAGCACAACCCGAACTATGTCGCGTATCTGGACGCTCTTTTGGCGAAATTTGCTGGGACAATTGAGCATTCGCCTTATAAATCAGGCTCTTCTCACATGAAGACGTGGAGAATCACCAAGGAAACAGCATGGGCTATCCGCCATTGGATGCCCAACAAAATTCCTTCCTGTGACTTTGTCGTGAAAATGAGCAATATAAACAGGCGCCGTTTCATTTATGAATTCATTCGCGGCGACGGACATGCTGGAGGTGATTTGCCTCCCCCGAACAATCTGTCTCGCGCTCGGGACTTTGCCCCCAAAGGTATTACTCCCCGAGCTTTCCAGAAATCAGCCCAAGCAATCGACGCCCTCCAAATGATGGCAGTCCTTTCAGGATTAAGAACCCACACTCGGAAGGCGCCGCACGGTTACATTCTCACGCTTCTTGCGCGGCGCCCTGATATGAACATCGACCGCAAAGCGCGCAAAGTAGGAACTGCGGCGGGTGTGTGGTGCCCTACTACAGGAACTGGGAATTGGATTTGCCGACAAAATGGACAGACCTTCGTCACGGGCAACTCCCATATCGCTGACTGCCTGGGCTACACCGGGGCTTGGTTGTTCGGCGATGCTCTGCGCGGCCGGGACATGGACGCGATCTACGAGACCTACAACCGCGCGGGCCGCCTGATCGATGACCGCACGCGCTCTTCGGTGACCGGATATTGAAACAAAGCCTCGGCGCGCGTATGAACGCCTATCCACGAAAGGACCGGCCTTGACCGCTGCCGCCGCCCTCGCTGCCCTGAAGCTGCCGGAGAATGCCGAGGCGCGCGAGGCCGTGGACGATATCGAGGCCAAGCCCAACATGGCGCTCGCCGACCAGCTCAAGCGCTGGATTGAGTCCGACAATATCGCGCTCGACATCGACGAAGCCGAGGGGCAGCGCATCGCCAACGCGGTGCTGCGGGATTACGATATCGACGAGGAAAGCCGTGCCGACTGGAAGGAGAAATACGAGAAGTGGCTGAAGTTTGCGCTTCAAGTGACTGAAGCGAAGACCTATCCTTGGCCCTCCGCCTCCAACGTCATCTACCCGATGATCACAACGGCCGCCATCCAGTTCGCCGCGCGGGCCTATCCCGCCATCATCAAAGACCGGAATGTCGTCAAGGGCTCGGTCATTGGCCCTGACGACGGCGTGCCGGTGATCGACCCGCGCACCAAGCAACCCGCCGCCGGGCCGCAGGGACCGGTCTGGCAGATTCCGCCTGGCATCAAAAAACAGCGCGCCGACAAGATCGGCCAGCACATGTCCTGGCAACTGCTCGACGAACAGGAAGAGTGGGAACCGCAGACGGATGCGCTGCTCGTGACGCTTCCGATTGTCGGCACGATGTTCCGCAAGTCCTACTTCGACCCGAGCATACAGCGCAACGTCAGCGAGACAGTCACCGCGCTTCAGGTGTGCGTGAACTACAAGGCCAAGAGCTTCGATACCGCGCCGCGTGTCACCGAGATTCTGGAACTCTACCCGCACGAGGTGGAAGAGCGCATTCGGTCGGGGCTCTACCTGGAAGAGGATTACGGCCAAGACCAGGACGCCGGCCAGGACGAAGACGCCAAGATGACGTTCCTGGAACAGCATCGCCGGTGGGATCTCGACGATGACGGCTACCCGGAGCCCTACATCGTCACCGTCTCGAAAGAGAGCGGAAAACTCGCACGCATCAAGGCTGCCTACGACATGGACGGGGTCTTCTTCAGTTCGAAGGACCATCGCATTCGCAAGATCAAGCCGGTGCCCTACTACACGAAATATGGGTTCATTCCGAATCCGGACGGCGGCGTGTACGACATCGGCTTTGGCCACCTGCTGTTCCCGATCAATGAGGCGGTGAACTCGACGTTGAACCAACTCTTCGACGCTGGGCACCTCGCGAATGCTGGCGGGGGCTTCATTGGGTCTGGCCTGTCGATGAATACCGGCGCGGTCCGGTTCCAGGTCGGCGAGTACAAACCCGTCAACGTGAGCAACGGCACGATTCGGGACAATGTACTCCCGCTGCCTTTTCCAGGCCCCAACCCGGTGCTGTTCTCTTTGCTGCAATTCCTGATCGAGGCCGGGAAGGAAGTGGCTGCCGTCAAAGACGTAATGGTGGGCGATCTGCCTGGCGACAACACCAGCGGGGTGGCCACGCTTGCGATGATCGAGCAGGGCCTGGCCGTCTTCAGCGCGATCTACAAGCGCATCTATCGGTCCTTGAAACAGGAATTCAAAAAGCTATTCCGACTCAATCGGCTCTATCTCCCGATCGAGACTGGCTACATGCTTGGGACTGAGTGGAAGCAGATTACCCGCGCCGACTACGAGGAGGGCGCCGGCGTTGAGCCTGTTTCCGATCCTCGGATGATCACGGATATGCAGAAGCTGGGACGCGCGCAGTTTCTGTTGCAGTTCAAGGATGATCCGTGGTTTAACCCTCGGACTATTCGCCTGCAAATGCTTGATGCGGCGCAGTTCCCGAATCCGGAAGAGTTGCTGGTGCAGCAGCCGCCGGCCAATCCGGAAGTCACCGCGAAGGCAGCTGAGTTGCAAATTCGGCAGCAGGAAGTTCAAATTCGCGCCGCGCATGAGCAGGGTGATTTGGACCTCCGCCGCGGCAAGGACAAAGCTTCCGAGATCGAGAGCTTGAGCCGCTCGATCCTCAATCTGGCTCAGGCTCGGAAGGCCGATGAGGAAGTCAACCAAAATTGGTATGGGGCGCAGATAGAAAGCTTACGCTTCCAGATGGAGTTGTTGAATGCCCAACCCAGCACAGGCGGAAGTAGCCCCGCCAGCGTCGCCGGACTTACTGCCGCCCCTGCTCAGGGAGCTGACCCCGGAGCAGTTCCAGGCGTGGCGGCACCATCCGGTCACCCGCCTGGCGTTCCAGTTTCTCCGGGACTACCGGGTGCAGCTTGAGCAAAAGCTCGTTTTCGATTGCCTCGCCGGCAACCTCACCGAACTCGCGGCCCAGCACTATCGCGGCCGCATGATGGTCTGTGATGAGGTCCAAGAACTGTCGCTCGGGTCAATCCAGCGCTTCTACGGAGCCCCAGCATGAGAACCGACGAAGCGACAATCCGGATGCTGGATGGCCTTGAGCCAGAACGCGGCAACCCATTCGCTGGCCTCCAGGTGCGGAAGCGCCTTTTCCCCAACCCAGTTCCATTCCCAGGTTCAGTCCTCACCGACGCGCAGCGGCTGGAGACGGATCCGGCCTATAAAGAGGCCCAAGCATCGGATGAGAGTCCGAATCGCCTTCCTCAAGTCTCCGTCGGGGATTGTTGGACGGCTTGGTATGGGGGAGAAAATCCGGTGCCGGGCGCGGTCGTGGATGTGCTTTTCCGAGTTGGGCCCGTGGGACAACCTGAGTTTTCTGAGAGCTTAATTTGGCAGCATCGACAACGCAGCGATGGAATTCCGCCCTGTAAGTACGACATTGTGGCTTACCGCGTGGTGTGGCCATGATCCTCGCCGCCCTCTTCGTCGTGGCGGCGCTGTGCGTCGGTCCCTGGAGTCCGCTCAACGCATTCCTGATGACGATCTACTGCGCCTGGTGGCTTTGCGAGAAGATGGCGCGCCGATGAGCGGCATGATTGAACGGATTGAACGGATGGTGGAGGCGATCGAACGCGCCGCAGGATTGGTGGCTAGGGCTCGCGCCGTCGGGGGTCCGTACGAAATGATCGCCGTGGAAGATGCGCAGAAAAGATTGAAAGACGCATCTCGGTCAGCCCTCGCGGCCGTGCGCGAGCCGACCCAAGCCATGATTGACGCGGGAGATCTGGCCGACCGATCAAGCAGGGACATTTGGCGTGCAATGATTGATGAGGCACTCAAATGACGCTCGAAGCCAAGGCGAGGAAGGGAACAGTAGAAACAACGGTTTACCTGCGATTCGTTGTGGATTTCCTTGAACGCGAAACGGAAGGCATTGACGCGTGACGCTAGAAGAAGCCACCAAGGCGATCGAGCACCAGATGACCGTGGTACTGTGCGACCCGGCCGCGCGGGCGCCCAACGGCGTGCCGTTCGTGTGCCTGGTGAGCGGCGGTAACCGCGAGCCTGGTCCCGCCGGGACGCCCATGAAGGCCTTTTTCACCGCCGAGGAAGACGCCGTAGCATCGTGGCTCCATTCGGCCTGGGACTACGCCGAAACCGTCCCAGGGGCCAATATCGTATATTGGCGCAACAAACCGGAGATGCGGCAGGCCGAGTTCATTCCGGTCGATCAGATCGGCATGATGAACGACCCGGAGCAGCGCGCCAACGTGGCGCTCCGACTCTTCTATGTCTACAGTCGCCTCGTTATCGCCAAGGAGTGAGCACTTGAGCCAAACAGCCCCGCGCGAGTTGACGCCGCGCGTTCTCAAGACCCAGCACGGCCAGTACATCCTGTCCGAATGGGACGGCACCAACCAGTCCGGCATTGTGCCGCTGTGCGACAAGGTGGTGGTGAAAGTCGATGCCTCGATGAGTACCACCAAGGGGGGCATCCTCCTTCCCGACGATCAGCAGGACCGGATGTCGCTCGCGAGCACCACCGGCATCATGGTCGCCGTCGGGCCGCAGGCCTTCGGTTGGGACACTGACCGGACCGTCAAATGGGAGGGCCTCAAACCTGAGCCAGGGGTTCGCGTGTGCTTTCAGAAATATTCTGGTCAGGAGTACACCGGGTTGGACGGCGAACTCTACCGGGTAATGCAGGATCGCAGCATCGCCGGCGTGATGGAAGGTAGGGACTGAAATGTCTGCGGCTCAAAATATGGAGGGTCAAGCCGAGGCGCCGACGGTCGAAGAGCGCGCCCGCCTCGCCGGCTGGAAGCCTAAGGAAGAATTCAAGGGACCGCCGGAGCAGTGGCGCGATGCCGAGACCTTCCTCAAGCACGGCGAGGAAGACCTCCCGGTTATCCGCGAGCGATATAAGACGCTGGAAAACCGCTTCGCCACGTACCAGCGCGACACAGCCAAGACGCTCGAAACTCTCACGGAGACGGTGCGGCGCGCCAATGAGACCGCTCTCAAGCGCGCCCGCGCCGAGATCGAGGCCGAACGTCTCAAGGCCGTAGAAACCGGCGACGTTGATGGCTTCAAGGCGGCGGACCAGAGGCTTTCCAAGGTGGCGGAAGATATCCCGCTGCCGGCGGCGAAACCGATTGCTTCGGCTGCTGCTCCCGCCAGCGCGCCGGTATCGCCGGAGGTGCAAGCATGGGGAGATCGAAATCCCTGGTTCCGCGAAGACCCCACGCTTTCCCAAGCTGCTGTCCAGATCATGGACCGCCTGGAGAAGGCAAATCCTGGCGCACCGATTACCGATCTGCTGGAACGCACCACCCGAGCCGTCGATGTCATGTTCCCAGGGCGCGTTCGGCGCGCCGCGGAACCGCAACCCCGAACGGTTGATGACAGCAATCCCCGCCGCCAGGAGGCCGCCCCCGTGAGCAGCAGCACCGCCAGCCCATCGCCGCGCTCCCGCGATGCCAAGACCTTCGAAAACCTGCCGGCGGACGCCAAGCGAGCCTTCGAGAAATACGCGGCGGAAATGGTTCGGGCCAACAAGCGCCCGCTCACCAAGGAAGAGTACTGCGCCACTTATTACCAGGACGAGTGACATGCCCATCAAAGACCTCATCGACGCCGAAATCGCGGAAGCGGCGGCCACGCGCACCCGCGAACCGCTTACCCAGGCGGCCAGCCGGGCACACGCCGCCAAAGTCGCCCAGCAAGAACAGGCGATGCCTGCCGGCCAGCGGCCGCCGCGCGATCGCGTGCCCTTCGGAACCCATGAGCAGGCGCTTTCGTGGCCAGCCATTCCAGGGTTCCGACTCTATTGGTTCAACGATATGCCGGGCCGGATCGAGCGCGCCAAGCTGGCCGGCTACGAGCATGTCGAGAAGAACGGCGAGCCGGTGTCCATGATCGTCGATAAGTCGGTCCAAGGCACTGGCTTGCGTGCCTACCTCATGAAGATCCCGACCGAGTGGTACCAGGAAGATAAAGCCGCCAACGAGCAATACGAGGCCGAGAAAATCCGCAACATCCAGGAAGGCTCCAACCTCAAGGACCTGCCCGCTGATCAGCAGCACTTCTACGTGGACAAATCACGCACGCATCTTGTAAATCGCCGCTGATCTCAGTAACCTCCGCGCTGGTCCCGGCCTAGCAACGGCCGGCCACGTCCGAGCCGGCCAGTCAACCGCCCTCAAACAGTCATGCGCACTTAGGCATTTCGCCGCTGTCAATCCTGGCTGCGGCTTCACTGTTTTCAGAGGGTGTCATGGCGAATACCAACGCGCCAAGCGGGCTCACCCCATATTCCCGCAGTTCAGGCGAGCCCTACAACGGGGCCGTCTCCACCTATTACGTCCCGGTCGGGAACCCCACGGCGCTCTACATCGGTGATCCTGTGGTGCTCATTACCAACAGCAGCGACGGTAACGGTATCCAGTCCGTTGGCATCGCGACTGCGGGCGGGGGCACTTACATCCTGGGCGTCTTCCGGGGCATCAGCAATAACGCCGGGCTGGCGACCATTCCGCTGCTGCAAAGCCAAACGCCGTACTTGCCGGCGTCGACCGCGGCCTACGTCAACATCTGCACCGACCCGGACTTGCTCTACGCGATCCAAGAAAATGGCGCGATGGTCTCGGGCGCGTCCGGCCGCAACGCCGATCTCGTGGCGGGCACCGGGAGCAACTACGACAGTCTGTCCGGCTGGCAACTTAACAGCTCGACGCTGGCCACCACCAACACGCTGCAGATGCGCATCGTCAAGCTGCTCCAGGAAACGGGCAACGCGGTCGGCACCAACGCGAAGTGGCTGGTGCGGATCAACCTCAACCAGTTCACCGAAGTGCTCGGCACCTAAGCGGCGCCACCTCGCAACGTCCGGCGGGTAGCCTCGGCTCTCGATCGGTTTTGAAGGAGTTATCAAAATGGCCGAAATCTCGACGGGCTCTCATCCAAAAGCCTTTGAAAATAGGGCCTTCTGAAGGAAACCTCAGATAGATAATCCGCTAAATTGCTGGGAACCCCTTAGAGCCCATGGACCACAACGTGACCGGAAATGGTGAGCGTGACGGTTCGAAAATCATGGGATTGGGCAATCAGCAGGGAAGCCTAGCCGAGCAGGCTGGGAACCTTCAACGACTAGGGCGTGAGCCCGTAGCCCCAAGCGGGGCGAAAGAGCGGACACCCTTCGGGGTGAAAATATAGTCTAGTCTGCGGTGAAAGCCGTAGCTGCCGAGAGGCGGGGGTCGCGTAGCGAGCGGCTTCGAATAGGACGTGTGGCCTGGAATAGTGGCTTGGTGGGGGCGTTCCTACGACGAACACGTCCCGGAATATCCGGATTTGTTCGAAACCGAGGTGTCCGACAAGGCTTACGAAGAAGAGCCGGAAATCACCGGCTTTGGTCTTGCGCCCGTAAAGCCGCAGGGTCAGCAGATCTATTACGACACTGAAGTGCAGGGGCCGGTCAGCCGCTTCACCCATGTGGCGTACGCGCTCGGCTACATCGTGACCTTCGAGGAGCTGCGCGACGATCTCTACGAGGTGGTCTCCAAGCGGCGCGCCCAGCAACTGGCGTTCTCGATGCGGCAAACCAAGGAGAACGTGCTGGCGTCGGTCTACAACCAGGCCTTCAATTCGTCCTACCCCGGCGCCGACGGTGTATCGCTGTTCTCGAATGCTCATCCGACGCTGTCGGGCAACCAGTCGAACCTGCTGACCACGGCGGCCGATCTGTCCGAAGTCGCGGTGGAAGACCTCTGCATCCAGATCATGCAGATGACCAACAACCGCGGGATGAAGATCAGCGGCATTCCCCAAAGCCTGCACGTGCCGCCGCAGCTTTGGTTCGAGGCCAACCGGATCTACAAATCGGTGCTGCAGAACGACACCTCGAACAACGCGATCAACGTGCTGCGCGCGACCGGGGTGTTCCCGAAGGGCATCAAGATCAACCATTACTTCAGCTCGGCGACGGCTTGGTTCATCCGCACCAATGTGCCGCGGAGTTTGCAGTATTTCGAGCGGGATAAGATTTCGTTCGATCGTGACAACGATTTCGATACGAAGAATGCGAAGGCAGCTTGCTACGAACGCTATTCGGGGAACTGGGCCGACTGGCGGGGCGGGTTCGGGTCGCCCGGAGTATAGGCACCAAAAATCTTTCCAATCCTCTTCGAACCAAAGAACGCCGCAGCAATGCGGCGTTTTTTGTCACCAGCGTTGCATTTTGTGCGGCGCTGGGACTATCGTGCGTCAGCGGGGAGATCGTCTCTCCGCACTTCCGGCGCCGGCTCATTGCGAGCTGGCATCCTTTTGGGAAAGGAATTGGGCTATGGTCGAATCGAAGACCGAAAGGTCACGCGCGGGCGCCAAGGGCGGCCGGGCTGAAAGCCACAAGGAACACGTGAAGGCCGGCAAAGCCGCCGAGCGTGTCATTCATCACCACCACCATCATCCCGCCGGCACGTCCCATGCGGCGGCCGAGGCCAAGGTGATGAAGAAACCCGAGACCAAGCGGAAGTAAGCCGCCTGGCGGTCCAGTGCCGCCGGGCACTGCGGCGCGGGCAAGAAGGCTTTGCGCCACGGTGGCGATGCGAGGCAGGTGATCGGCCTGGCGGCGCTGGGCTAGAGCGTGAGCCCAAGGAGGGGTGAATGAACGGCTATTCGGATGAAACCAAGAGAATTATATACAAGGCCACGCGCATCATCACGCTTCCCGCCGCAATGGGGCAGGTGACCGGCTTAGAGTGCCGGCGGGGCCGGGTGGTTGCATTCACCGAGAGCGGCATTCCGATGGTGGTCCGGGTGCCCACCACTCCCCCCTTTCGCGACAGCGTCCTGCTGGACATTTTCGGCGGACGGGGCGCCGGTGAGAAGCAGCTCGCCGCCGAATTGGCGACCTGGCCAGATGGAGATGATGCAGCATGACTGAACTGGCAGCAGAATTGCGGAATATGCCCCTCTCCGAGCGCGCGAGAGAGGATGGTCGGGGCGCGGAGCAGGCTGAATTATCAGGGTGGGGAGGCCCACACTTTCTCAATGCTTATCGACGCCCCGATGCACCGTTCCGCGTTCGGATCGGCAAAGTGACGCGCAAGGACACCGGCGATTGGTGTATGGCAAGCCCTGGCACGTTGCGGCTTTTGTTTCCCGAGAATTGCGTCGAACGTTTCTCTCCCCCTCTCGATTGGCGTAAGTGGGCGGAAGGATGCGGCCTACGCAGGGACTTAAATCCAAGCAGCCTGGAAACCGCAGAAATCAACTTGGCCGACGGCATTGTCCTCAATT